GGGACGTTCACCGAGTCGAACCTTCGTCATGTGATCCAGCTTGCCTATGTCTCCGGTGGCGATCCCACCGTGGTCATGGTTACGCCGGGCACCAAGGCGAAGATGTCGTCCACCTTCACGGGCATTGCAACCCGCTTCCGGGACGTTGCGGCAGGTTCGCAGGCGCAGATCATCAGCGGTGCGGACGTGTACGTGTCGGACTTCGGCAAGCACACCATCATCCCCAATCGCTTCATGCGGAACGCGCCAACGCCGACATCTGCCAACACCGCGCTGGTGCTGGACATGGAGTATTGGGCTCTTGCCACCCTTCGACCGCTGCGTCAAGTTGCGCTCGGCAAGACGGGTGACAACGAGAAGCGCCAGCTTGTGATGGAGGCGACTCTTGTGTCCCGCAACCAAGCGGCGTCGGGCAAAATCACCGACATCAACCCGCTGCTGTAACTACGTTCGGGGAGGGGGCAACCTCTCCCCGTTTTTTCATGTCCAAGATACTGCTTGATGTCGATCCGCTGTCGGGCGTGCGTAGTTACGTACATCACGACACGCTGACCAACGAAACGACGCTTGAAACGATTGGCGACGGTACGCCGGGCCTTGAGTGGGCGAAGTACCTGAAGAACACGGAGGGCGAGCGCAAGACCGACAAGGAATGGCAGCACTACTGCCACATCCCCAACGCGGTGCTTGTCCAATGGCACGGGATGGGCGTCGATACGTCCAATCCGGATGAGCTGGTGAAAATGGTCAATCGGCCGGAATGGAGCTACCTCAAGGTGACCTCTAAACGTGCTTGATGTTGTCGAGTTGGAGGCGGTACATCATCTGATCGACAGCAAAGACCCGTCTGCGTGGACCGCATCGGGCAACCTGCTGAAAGAGCATTGCGGCGACTGGCGCGCGATCATGATGGCCGGTTACGCGGCATTGAAGCAGGATCAGCACGGGATAGCCTTGATCTTGCTGCGGGAAGCCAACCGGATCAATCCGAATTGCTCCGAGGTACTGAACAACATCGGCCTTTGCTGCCTGGGCATCAACGACCACGCAGGGGCCAAGGTGGCGCTAAAAGAGGCGCTGCGCATCAAGCCAGACAACTGGCAGGCGATGTCTAACCTGTCGCTGGCCTACGTTCAGACGGCAGAGCCGGGACTAGGCATTCATTGGGCAGACAAGGCGCTAGCCTTGCAGGAAGATTCCGCCGCGCAGGAAATGAAGGGCTATGCCCATCTGATGCTGCGCCAGTGGGAGAAGGGTTGGAAAGGCTACGAAGGCGCGCTATATGGCAAGGTGCGCGTTCCTCGGCCTTATGGAAATGCGCCGTATTGGGACGGCAAGCCGGTAGACACGCTGCTAGTCTGCGGCGAACAGGGCATCGGCGACGAAATCTCGTTCGCCTCGATGCTGAACGACGTGCGCGGCGTCAAGAACCTGATTGTCGAGTGCGACCACAGGCTGCAAGGCTTGTTTGCGCGGTCGTTTCCAAAAGCGCAGGTAGTCGGCTCTAGATGGCACACAGAGGCGCGCGGGTTGTTTCATGTGGAACCGGACGCGCACTGCCTGATCGGCTCTCTGGGGCAGTATACGAGGGCCACAGAGGCAGATTTTACCGGCAAGCCCTATCTCGTTGCCGATCCGGAGCGCCGCCTGCAATGGCGGGCATTACTCGACACATTGCCCGGTAAAAAGGTCGGTCTTGCATGGCGTGGCGGCAGGCACCACACGCACGGGGCGATGCGCAGCCTTGCGCTGCCGGACTTGAAGCCGATCCTCGATGTTCCTGGCATAACGTTCGTGTCGCTGGAATACAAGGCTCCGGACCTGACCGGTTTTGAGCATATCAAGCACTGGCACCGCGCCGTGCAATCGCCGGACTACGACGATACGGCGGCACTCGTTGCCGAACTCGACCTTGTTATCAGCGTGCAAACCAGCGTAGTGCATCTGGCAGGCGGACTGGGCGTGCCTTGTTGGGCGCTGATCCCGCGCAAGCCTTTGTGGCGCTACGGGCTGGAAGGAGATTCACTCCCTTGGGCGAACAGTGTCCGCTTGTTCAGGCAGCAGAAAGACTGGCCGATTCCGGAGGTGGCGACCCTGCTAAGACGGCAGTTTGGGACTTAAGGGTCCGACCGACTACGTTCGACTTTGCCGCGTGGCTGGTTGTCGTCAAAAGCATAGGCTGCGAGCGGGTGCATTTTGTAGACGGCGACATAGCGACAACGAAGTATCCCGCCGAAATTGCATGGCGGCGCTTCAAGCACATCCTGAAACCGTTGTGCCAGTTGATCGGCTTGCCGTACCAATTGGTACAATCGACCGATGGAATCTGCCCGGCATACCACTACGGAACGGTTGCAAACGTCTGGAAGAATCTCGGCCGGATCGAGAAGTACCCGATGCTTCCGTGGGACCGGCAGGGCTATTACACGGTCACGCTGCGCGAGTCTTTCCGCAACCCGTACCGCAATGCGTCCGAGGACTGGATTCGCGTGATTAACACGCTACAGCAGCGCGGCGAGCGGGTCATGGTACTTCGCGACTGCGAGGCGACGCCGATTCCCATCGAACAGCGGATGCGTATCTACGCTAACGCCAGGATAAACCTCGGGGCCAGCAATGGACCGTTTGCCCTGTGCCATTTCTCCGACGCGCCGTATCTAACCTTTAACATGATCCCGCGCGAGCATCCGGAAGGCTGGATCGAGCATCACGCAAAGACGGGCTTTCCGGTCGGCAGTCAGTTTGACTTCCGCAACGAGCGGCAAAAGCTGGTTTGGGAACACGACGACTACGAGCGGATCATGGGGGAGATAGATGCTCTCTAGGCAATCCCTGCCGGTCGTGCGGCATCTGTTGCAGGACGCCTCCGTGCTGTGCCTTGGGCATCCGGACATGGACATGGACGTGCACGTGTACCTCGACTCACGCGGCTGCACGTTCAAGTGCATTGACGTCTACCAACACAACGGCTGCGAGGAAGTAGTCAACCTGAACGACGCGGCAGACTTGGGGCAATGGGACGTGGTGCTAGACCACGGCACCATCGAGCATTGCTTTAACGTCTCCCAGGCGTTGCTGAACGCTGCCAGCGCGGTCAAGCCTGGCGGGCACATCTTCCACAGTCCGCCGCTGACCGTGATTAACCACGGGTACTACCAGATTTCTCCCTGCCTCTTTGCCGAGTTCTACAAGGCAAACGGGTGGGAGATTCAGCACCTCGCGGCGCACTACGGCGACAAGTCGGTCCCGGTAGACGGTTCGCTCGCTTGCCGGGCTACGGTGCCGCTTGGGTCGTGGCTGTACTGCATCGCAAAGCGTCTGACTGATGCGCCATTGCGCGCGACTTTTCAGGAGAAGTACTCGTGAGCATGTCAGACCTGATGGTGTTGCACGAGCTGGCCGTGTGGCCTGCAAACAAGGGTTTTGTAGCGGCAAAGGGTCGGGAAGACGCTGTCATCGTGTGGGGCAAGACGCCCGCCGAGGCAGTGTACAACTGGACGAAAGAACAGGTGATTACGGAGATTCAATCGCTTAATCCGTCATCGCCCGTGCTGGACATGGAAATAGCCCATTTCCGGGCAACGGGGCATGTCCCTGAGCGTTGGAGCGGCGACTGATGGCACTGGCAACGTATGACGACCTGAAAACGGCGGTTGCGAATTGGTCGCACCGAAGCGACCTCCTGCCGGTCATGGATGACCTGATCCTTGCGGCAGAGACGCACATCTTTCAGAACGTGCGCATCCGCTCGATGGAAACCAGCCTCTCTGCGACGATTGTCGGCATGACCGCCGCCGTTCCGTCTGACTATCTCGGCATGCGGCATGCGTTTTTGACGATGGGCGGACTCAAGCGCGCGGTTGAAGTCTGCACGCCGGACTACATCAACAAGACTTTTCCGCTATCCGCCACCGGCACGCCCGCGTATGTCGCCATAGATCGCGGATCGTTCATCTTCGGGCCTGCGCCTGCCGATGGCAATGTGCTGCAAGGCACCTATTTCGCCAAGCCGACTGCGCTGGCAACGGCAGTTAACGCGATCTTTACCGAATGCCCGACGCTGTACCTGTTCGCCACGCTGGCAGAGCTTGAGCCGTACACGGAAAACGACGCTCGCGTACCGCTTTGGATTGCCAAGCGCGACGAGCTTATCCGGGGCGTCAACGGCAATTCCGAGCGGGCGCGATACAGCGGACCCATGACGATGAAAGTGGCGTGATGGATTATCCGTTCATCGGGTACGCGCCGGACCTTGATCCGACGACCATCGGCGTAATCACGGATTGCCAAGGCGTCGTGCCGTCGCTCAAAGGCATGAAGCACGCGCCTGCCGCGCAACCTACTACGCTGCCTGCTTTGGCTACGACTGCACGCGGCGGCGTGTCTGTGCGCAAACTGGACGATTCCTCGCGGCTGATTGTGGGCACGGTCGGTAAGCTTTGGGAGGCTGGGTCGGGCGGTTACACCGACGTATCGCGCACGGCTGGCGGGTCGTACTCCTGCGGCACGGATGACCTTTGGACATTCGCCCAATTCGGCAACATCACGTTGGCCGGACAGAAAGCGGATTTCATCCAAGCCAGCACGGCAGGGCTATTTGCGACGGTGGCGACTGCGCCTAGAGCCTCCATCGTGGAAACAGTCGGGCAGTTTGCATTTGCCTTCGACACGACCGAATCCACCTACGGCAATTCCCCGGATCGCTGGTGGTGTTCGGCTATCGGCGATTACACGTCGTGGACGCCCTCCATTGCCACGCAGGCGGCTTCTGGGCGGCTAATTGCAGGCGAGGGCAAGATAACCGCTGCCAAGCGGTTTGGCGAGCGCATCGTAGCCTTCAAGCGAAACGCGACGTATATCGGCACCTACTCGGGTGCGCCGTTCGTGTGGGACTGGCAGCAGGCGCAGGGCAATATCGGCTGTATCGGCAAGTACGCTGCCGTAGACGTCGGAACCGCGCAGGAGCCGCGCCTGCTGTTCATGGGGTCGGATAACTTCTATGCGTTCGACGGAGCGCGCCACGAGCCTATCGGCGACGGCCTGCGGGAGACGGTGTTTTCTGAGCTTTCAATTTCGGACGCCGAAATCTGCTCCGTGTCGCACGACCGCACTAACGGGCTGGTCTATTTTTTTTACCCCAAGACTAACTCGACGTTTTGCAATGCCTGTGTCGTCTACAACTATCGGACGGGCAAGTGGGGCCGAAACGACATTGTGATACAGACGGCGCTGGATTTCATTTCGCCAGGTGTGGCCTACAACGACATCGGCGCGCTTTATTCGACCTACAACAGCCTTCCGGCCGTTACCTACGATTCGGCCATCTGGATCGCGCAGAAGTCGATCCCCGCCGTCATTGATGGATCACGGGTGCTGCGCACGCTGGACGGAAACGGATCGTCTGGATACATGACGCTCGGCTTGATCGGCTCCGATCAGACGGTGACAACCGTTAAGCGCGTAACGCCTCGCTGGATGACGCGACCGGATGCCGCCACGATTGGCACGTTTACCCGGCCTGAGCTTGGCGACGGCGACAGCGCCGATTACTTCGTGGCAATGGCAAATGGCCGGTTTGACTTCATCCGCCGCGCGAAGTGGCACAAGTTCAGGATCGGCTTTACTGGCGCTTTCGAGTTTCCCGGCGTCAATATCGAAGTGTCGCAGGCAGGGAAAGACTGATGGCACGCCTATCCCTGTTCTCGCGCGTGCCGAAGGATTACCTGCGGTCGGTGTTTGCCGAAATCCTGCGCGACATCGAAATCAAGGTCAACGGGCTGGCCGAGGGTCGCATCACGGCGACCCACAACGCGCAAACCGCAGCGCCGACGACAGGGGCGCACGCCGTGGGCGATTTCGTGCGCAACAGCGCGCCAGTGGTCGCCGGAGCGCCGGGCAGTCAATACGTGATTCTTGGGTGGCTTTGCACCGTATCAGGAGAGCCTGGGACATGGGTCCAGTGTCGGACGCTGACCGGGACATAGAGCTTATCGAGCCTGCCGACCTCCATGAGGTCTGGACAGACGTTCGCGCAAGCCTTGTCCGGGTGCTGAAAAAGAGTCCGGCTCGCTGGTTGCCCGAGGACGTTTACACCGCAATTCGGGCCAATACCGCGACTCTGTACGTCGTAAAAGAAAACGGTTGCTTTATCGGTTGCTTTGTGCTTCAACTTCGGGCAGAATTTGACGGTCCAGTGGTGTTTTGCTGGATTGCCGAGGGCAAATTCCTGTTCGAGTGGGCACTAAGCCACGTCAAGGAAATCGCCAGGAGCAGAGGGGCCAAGCGGATTGAGTTTCGCAGCCCGCGCCGAGGTTGGAAGCGATACGCGCGTGCTGTCGAAACAATCTACGAGGTGCCCCTATGGGCGGATCAAGCGGTGGCGGTGGCGGAACCTCCACCACAATAAACAAGACTGAGCCCCCTGAGCAGGTAAAGCCGTTTCTCGCGCCCTATGTGCAGCGAGGATTCGCCCTGTCCGAAAAGCCGTTTGAGCAATACGGCGGACAGCGCATCGCGGACATGACGCCTGAGCAAAACCTCGGGCTTGATTTCACTGCCGCCCGAGCCATGCAAGGCTCGCCGCTCATGCGCGAGACGCAGAATCAGGCGATGCAGACGGCGCGCGGCGACTTCCTGCGCCCGGAGTCCAATCCCTACCTGCGGCAAAACGTCAATACCGCTTTGGGCGACGTTCAAACGCGCGTGAACAGCCAGTTCAACCGGCCCGGCGCATTCGGCGGCTCTGCACATCAGGAGCTTCTGACGCGCAACCTTTCGGACACGGCTGCGCAGATGTACGGCGCGAACTTCGCCAACGAGCGCACGAATCAGCAACGCGCAATGGCCTTTGCGCCGCAGCTTGCCGAAACGGATTTCCGCGATGCGCAGGCGCTTCTCGGCGTGGGCGACATCCGCCGCGAAAACGCGCAGGACTTGCTGAATCTCAATTACGAGAATTTCCTGGCGCA